CATATGTGTTATTATATCACGTTAATAATATACAATTATCGAGATGTTTAGGGTATGATATTTTAAAATATCATACCCGCATCTGATAATTTATATTATTGTTGACGTTCACGGATCTGTTGAGCCGTAACTCTGTGTTCAGCTTTAGCACGATCTTCTTGTAATTGAAGTGTAGCTTTAGCTTGAGCATCGATAGTTGCTTGCTGTGCAACAATTTCATGAAGTACATCTTCAGGTACTGCATGAACGTAAGTACGCAAGTCTTGATCATCGAATTTATTAATAAAGTTCTTAATTTGATCATCTGTAAATCCAAATGCTTTAGCAATTGGTTGTACAGATTTATGTGTAGAATAAGCAATCATATACTGAACCATATCAAAGTCAGTAATAATGATTTTCATTTTTACACCAGGGTGATTTTGTTGATCTTCGTTAGACTTAATAGCCAAGATCATATTATTAGCATCATCCCATTTAACAAACATGGAGCCCTCGTCAATAATAATACCATTATCGCAATATAAGCGAATAGCAATATTATTTTCAGTAGCTCTTAGTTTGTCACGATATGCTTTTAATTGTGTTGCATCCATCGTCTAATCTCCTTTTGTAGTAGTCTTTTGCACACTTTACAATGCTTTCAGGTGCATATAATATAGTTACTGCAATGTTTGGCTTCTCAAACAAAATTATATAGCGACGGAAATAAACAGCATATCTTTCTTTGTTTCTTTGTGTATTACACCGTTTGGTGTAAGCATTCATAAGCTTATAAAGCTTAGAATAGGGATCTAAATAATCCATATAGATCCCATCATACAAAGCATTTTTTATTAATCGTTCCACTCCTTTTTTAGGAAGACCTACTCTACTTTTTGCCCTATCGTAGAAATGATCGGAAATACTATAGTCTGCGTTGAGCATATGGATCACGTGCTGCCATAGTCAACTTCTTATTCCAGATTGTTGACTCAGCTACATGGATAATCTCAGGATTGAAAATCCCAGACATTACGTATTGTTTGAATTCTACTAGAGCATTCAATAAGATAGAATAGATTTGGGCATTGGAGTGGTGGTACAAATAGAAGCGTTGCTCTACAGGACCATAGTTTTCTGGTAATAGTCCTTGCTGAGATTGCTCTGCAAATGCACCATAGAAATGAATAGCACCAGCTGTAAACATATGATAGTTTGCATTAGCTTTAGCTACACTAATTAAGCTATCTAATAGACGATCAGACTTGAAGTATTCTTCATAATCTGGTACGTTGATATTAGCATTAGCTAAATCATTAAGAATACGATTAGATAGGTTCTTGATTTCTACAAAGAATCTATCACCATACTTAGCTAGGAAATCAGGACCATATTTCTTAATCTCACGATCAATAGCATTAGGTCTTGGTTTACCATTCTTATGAATACTAAGAGTATGGTTTTTCTTAGAGAGTTTCTTCTCTTGCTCGATATCGATTTTAGTGATCTCTTTGAATCGATCCATAAAACCTTTACGATAGTAGTACTCTAACTGACTAGCTGGTTGGTTGCCCCATACTGGGATTTGAACTGGCTGGTTAGATTGAGTAAACTGAGCAACCCATTTCTCTGCTTCAGCTTTACCTTGGTTAAAAGCAGTGGTTACTTCATTTAAGTTTTCATTAGACATCGTATTCGTCTCCTTCCTCTTCAAGACGACTAATATCTTGAAGTACAGAACCATTCATAATCATATGAATAGCATTGTCATAATTTTCACGCTCTGTCTCAGAGATTTCATCGATTTCAACTTGGGATTCTAGATAACGTTGAATATCAAAGTCATCTTGGAACCACTTGTTTCCATCTTCATCTTCGATAGAATCGAGATAGTGCATGAATTGAACTAATGAGATAAATCCATCATAATCATATGGGCGAGTTTGCCATGAAGAGATTTTGGATTTCTCAAAGTCAATAATATCAACATGCTCGATGATATACTCACGAACAGCTGTTTGACCCATTGCGAATTTGAATGTCTTTTCTTGATCATATCCATCAATGAAGAATATGAAGAGAGTATACATTCTTTCTTCTGGGTCTACATTAAACTTGCCGTTTTCATCTGGCGTAATTGGAAACGCCAGTTGAAGCGGGCTCTCAAAAATGTTACCATTATCCATAATTAGTTTTCCTCCTTTGTGCATAATATACTAAAAACATAATCAGGAATCATGTTTATAATATATGCTCTTAGAAGAATTTAGGCTTAGGTTTTACATATATCATATAGTTTGAGAATCTAGTGATACCAGTATATATTAGATTAGACATAATATCCCTATGTAGGAATTCTTCCATAAAGATACCATGACTATACTGGGAACCTTGAGATAAATGTGTCGTAATAGCATAGGCTAATTCGAACTTATCTGCTTTATTATAAGGACTTCGTTTAAGGAATTCTTTCTGATCTTGAGGTGCTCTATAGTATTGAAGATCCATCTTAATCTGACTAAATAGATTATTACCATCATCTAGAAAATCTATAGTCATTTCTTTCAGATCTTTCCTAATAGAAGTTATGTCAGGATGATTTCTAACTATACCTCTAAGACCATTGACTAGATTAATACCATTTACTTCAATATTCCAATTATTCTTACGACAAATTAATGGTTCATTGAATGTAGGATATTGAGTTCTAATCTTTAAGATATCATTTCTCATAAGATTATTAACATACTCTCTAGTCTTATTCTTACAGCATAAGATAACATCAGCATTTAATGCCATCTGATCTGTAAGCTCATCTTCTGGTATTACCATAGCATTATTATAAAAGCCAAAGTGTATTGGTAACCCTTTTATAGCCCTATCTGCTAAGTATACAATACCAGATTGCTCTGCTTGTCTCATAATTTGGTCTAATCTATAGACCTTACCTGATACTAGGTATCCTGGATCATCTCCTACAGGTGGTAACTGATTAAGGTCTCCACAGGCTATGATCTTGATACCGAATGATTCTATGTCTTCTACCATAGATCTTGGAGTCATAGATGCTTCATCTATGATCATTAATTTAATGTCATGAAGACGTTCTCTCTTAACCCATTTAAGAGTAGTCTTAGGCTTATTAAAGTATGCATCCATGACAGGTTTACCATTCTCATCTAGCATAATAGCCTCAGATGGCTCATATATAGATGAATGAATAGTCTTAGCATTAGTCATACCACGATTACGCATTACTATAGCCGCTGTACCAGTATAGCTCATTGGCAGTATCGAATCATATGGTATATTTAAGCGTTTTATTATTTCATTTAATACAACAGTCTTACCGGTACCAGCGGCACCAGTATACTGGAATACTAATTCAGATGAATTTTTATACCATTCTACTGCGGCTGATACAACTGCTTCTTGACCTGGGTTTAAAGTAAATCCCATAATCATTATCTCCTTTTACGTTTCTTAGTTTCTATCTCTGGTGGATAGTCTATATTCTCGTAACCGAATCTTGATTCACCAAATAACATGAAGTCTATAATCTCCATATATTGTAGAGAAGAATTATAGTACTTTCTTGTAGTGAATTGTGCACCATCTGACATCATCACGTGTAATTGACTTCTTGGATCATTAGCTGGACCAAATATCTTAAAGTAATTAGATAGATAGTAGCTGTTGTCATCCCATTCATCAATAAAGATGTCAAATAGGAACTTCATAATATTTTTATTATTAACTGGGTCGAATATAATAGAATCACCATAAGCACTTTCATAATAGTCTACTGGCATTCTAAGATATTTACCTTTATAGTCTAGATCTCTAAGATCTCCATTATTATCTGGAATACAGATATTACGTGAATAGAAGTCTTTCTCTAGACCAAGTTTACTTATTAGAGCGTTAGTGGCACCAATTACATTTTCGTCCCACATACACATTAATGCGTTTTCCATTTCAAATATTCCTCGTACCCCAAAACATTATAGTATATAAGAATTGAGGTGTAATAAACATGGATGATAAATATAATTCTGATTCTGGATTAGGATTTACCGAAGTTGGTATCCTTACTTCCGTATGTAATAAATATGAGCCTGGATATCAAACGTTTTATGTGCAAGCACTTAATCCGATGAATATGAAGTCTCCTATTAAAACTACAACTAAAGTTCAAAACCCAAATATCATTAATAAGGAAAAGTTCTCTACTGGCAAAGTTCAAACAGGTTCCAATATCCTTATTGAGATGCCTAAAGAGGTTGCTAGAAACTTTCCCACTAAATTCATACCCCCTGGGACTAGATTTACTATAGCATTCCTTGGTGGTGATATAAATAAACCAGTTGTTACAGGAAGGGACTACGATGGCTACGAAGACAACGCTAAATAATATTAACGCATTCATCAACACAAAGCCAATCATAAGTACTGACTACTCAAACATGTCCTTTATTGAAGAACGTGAGCGTATTCAGTTTGCTGTTGGTAATATAGTCACTGATGACTATTTCCCTGAATTAAAAGCTAAATGCGTTAAAGTCCATCTTGATGATAAAGAGATTCAAAAGTATAAATATAGACCTAAACTATTAGCATACGATGTGTATGATAATGCTGAGCTATATTATATCATTCTTAGAATTAATGATCTTTATAGTGTCAAAGACTTTAACTTAAGTAAGAAGTATATCTATCTATTACCTAAGAAAGATCTCAAAGCTTTTCTAGCTGATATTTATACTTTCAGTAATGATAATATACTCGCATTTAATTCAAATCATAAGATTAAGAATACATAACCAAAGGTCTAGGCTCATTGTAGTCTAGACCACTATTTATTCCAAGTGAACTCTATGACATCATCCATTAATGCTGGAGTACATCCTGAAATATCTTCTTGGTCATTATATAAGAGGGCATCCGTATAAACTATCCTCGGAGTGCCATCTTCTAAATCGTCCATATTGAAATCTCTAACTACATTTGCAGCTCCCTGAATCTCTTCAGGTGGTGTAACTCCAAATTGCGTATAAGTATAGAGTTTCTCAGCATCAGTAAACTCATTAAACATTCTTAAACCAGTCTTAAGTACGATCTTAGTATCATCGAAGTTAGCTCCTCGATTATATGGATCTGCTTCATAACACTCTTCAAGTTCTTTAATGAATTCTGGACTGACACCATATGCATCAGATTTCTTTTTAACTGTATCTGATTCTTTAATCTCTACAGGTTTCTCATTACCTAATAAAGAACCCCAACTACCACTATTACTTTCATTATTAGCAGTCTTAAGTTCATTCAATGATAGTTTAGATAATGGTTCAGCTAAGTGAATATCCTGTAAGAGTTCTAAAGGTCTTTCTTTAGAATAAGGTAAATAGAAGAATTGAGCTGATTGAGTTTTGAAACGTTTCTTAGCATTTGCCATACCAAGATATCTTCTACCATCAGCACCATCTTCTGGTACTAAGATGAATGCAGAGTCAGCATTTTCTGTAATCAAAGTAGATTCACCAATATTAGCTCGACCTACTTTACGTACTAAATCTGCTTCACTAGATTTACGACCTTCATCAATTATCTTAGCAGCATCACGGTTTAACTGAGATGCAGTGATAACTGGAATATGTTTAGCAATAGCAAATTCTTTGAATTCATCTACTACTGCACCAAGAGCTATACGCATATCACCACCCATGAGCTTAAAGTCACGTGGTCTAATACGTTTAATATAGTCTTGTACTAAACAAACGACTTCCTGTCCATTAGCAGACATTTCGTCATAGATTGTATATAAGTAATCCGTATCTACAGAGTTACTTGGTACATATCTAAATTCAATATCGATAGGTGAATCATTAGTTACTCCTAAGCCATTTTGTCTAAGAAGTTGCATTATTTCTTTATAGCCACCGAATTCACTAATGTCATCATCTGATACTAGGATACTAAATACACGTTCCAATGTCTCGTTCAAAGTATTTTCCATTGTTAAGAATAGAATAGTTGGACGTTTAGTTGGATCCTTTGTAGTTATATCTTTATTATTACCTTTGATTTGAAGTGTTAAATTTAATAGTGTACTAGATTTACCTTCACCAGGTAAGCCTAGATAAATATAACAACGATCATTCTCAAAGCCACCATTCAAGGATCTATTAATTGCTTGAATGCCTGTTTTCAATTTTGTAGAACCATCTAGAGATCGATTATACATGTGAGCTACTGTAGCTTCGAATTGCTCATCATTAGATAATGATAAGGATTCAGAAACACTAGTTACACTTACATTCTCTTTGATCTTTCTGCTGACTTCAGAAATTTGTTTTTGTACACCTTGAATGATTTTGAACTTATCAGCTTCATCAGATGTAACAAAGTCACCATATTCATGGTAGATATTAGACATAATAGATTGAGTATAGAAGGAGTTTCTATGAGACCCAATATTATGCTCAATGAATGCTATCTCATTAGCACCCAATGGTTCTTCTAATTTCTTTAACGGAAATAAGTTTTTCTCGTCTAACCCCTGCAATGCTGCTTGAAGAAGGATATCTCTATTTTCATATCCTTTAAGTCTAGCATCTACCAGTTGTCTTAAGAATTGGTAGGTGTTCTTTTCACGAACTTGCTCTACACTAAAATTCTTGCCAGGGTCTACCATTGTAAGTAGTTCCCTTAAATCTGTTAATACACCCCTGTTTGAGGTATGTATGGTCTTTAAGATATAATTTGCATATAAGATCATTGATGATAGCGGTAATACATATCCGCCACCTATATCTTTCTTAGCCATCTTCAATCCTCACTTTACGTAATTGATCACCCCTTCAAAAGTTCAATTAGTTCTTCAGGAGTGATATAAGTAAATCCCTTACTATCATTTATATACCTACTTAGGATATCAAACTCAGTAAGGCTCTTGTCAGTAATATAATCATATTCTCTACATTGCTCAAGTACTTCTTGAGATTGTCGTCTGATTATATCATTCTTGTAATCACACTTAATAGCAATATTTGGATTATTCCTATAGAATGATTTAAGAATATTTATATTCTCGTGCTCTAGTGTAAACTCCATACGAATATTATCTACACCTTGAGCTTGCCGTTCTTTAATGAATGCAATAATCTTTTGTGGATCATCTTTGATCATCTCATCAAAGTTTATTGTATCATATTTATAAGACTGTATCTCTTCAAAGTGAACGTAATACTGTCTTGTGTTTATATCGTGTAATAAGATTAAATAACCTTTAGGCTGCTCTTCACCATAGCACCACCGATAAGGTGAGCCACAATAATAGAAGTCTCTTTCATAACAACCTTGGACATGTACATGACCTGAGATAACTGGTCCCATAGAGTATCTGAAATTATCCATTCCAAATACTGGACTTGGTGCATCTAAGTCAATTTTATCTTTTCCATATATAGCACCTCTAATTGTACCATGCATGCATACTGCATCATAGTAGTTCTGATAGAGGATATTCTCGTAAAACTCCCTTCCCATTCCTGGCACTTCAGGTATACATAGGATACGTTTTTGTTTTACATATTCAAATTTTATTGTTTCAATTACACGGACATCTACAGATGGATCATTCATATATCTATAGAATAGTTTAGTCTGATTTGCATCATGAGATGGTGTACCATGTAAGATAAATAAAGTACATTGTTTAGCTCTACATACTTGAACTAATTCATCTACAAACTTCAATGCATACATAACCGCATCGGAGTTACTCATAAACTTATGGTGGAATAAATCACCATTAATTGATATCAAGTCTAAGTCTAATAGCTTGATTCT